GCCCTGTTGGACTTAACTTCCTCCACCCTTGAGGGGGGAGGCTGTCTGTGGTTTTCCGTTGCTTATGCGATGGTTACCCGGCGTCTCCGGTCAAGGAGACCCAAAGTAATTACACATATGAAGAAACTAAAATTATCGTCAGGAATTATCCTGACTGAATTCGAGTTCTTCAGTCGTATGGTTGCTTGGCTCGAACGCCATTTTACTGGCGGCGGGCACTCAGCTAGTATCCAGAGGTTACTTTCTAAGATGTTTCGTATTCTTGACACGCGCGGCAAAGCCGAGGCGATCAAATACACGAAGAGCACTCGTTTGTCCCTTTTAAGGGTCTTGGAGTGTGTTTCTGAGGAAGAATTGTGCTCTATGAATAAGAGGACGATCAAGTTTCCGAAGGACCTAAAGTTCCTTAAGACTGTTGAGGCCGATAGGATCTACCCGGTTATCCGGCTAGTACTATCTACCCTCTCCGTCTTTAGGTACCTAAGAGGGGATGGTATACCGTCCTTCTCTACAATTCTGCAGGGTCCCAGTGTTTCTGGGTTCCCCACAGATGTGGAGGAGAACACCATACCGTTCTTTCGGTCTTTAGGCCTGCACCCCAGTTTTATGGGTTACAGGTCGTCGAAACTTAACTTCAAGAAGTTTAAGATGACTGTTAAAGAAGGCCCTAAGGGCCACGCTTTATGGACATCTTATCTAGACCTTATCTCCCTACCTGAGAGTCTTCGTGACTCGATAGGTTTCGTGGGAGGGGCTAGACTTCTAGAGGATATGTCAAACTATCTTGTATTTATACCTTATATAAAGAGTTATCTTGAAAAGCATCTGGGTGAAACCAGACTGTCATTGAGACGGCTTTCCGTTATAAGGGATAAAGAAGGGAAGAACAGAGAAATAGCAATCTTGGATTACTATTCCCAGCAGGCTCTTCGCCCGCTGCATGAATATTTATTCAAGTTGCTCTCCCGAATCCCACAAGATCGTACCTTTGACCATGGAAAGGGTCTTGATTCTTTTCTTCCTTCTGAAGGGTCCCAGTACCATAGCATAGATTTATCTAGTGCCACGGACAGGTTCCCTATCCAGTTGCAAGAATTGCTCTTGACCACTCTCTTTGGTAGCAGGTATTCTGGGCATTGGAGAAACATAATGGTTGGGTTTCCATTTGATTACAAGGGCGAGAGCTATGCTTACGCCCGAGGTAATCCTATGGGAGCTTACTCATCATGGTCCGCCTTTGCCTTGGCGCACCACTACTTGGTTTTCCTGTCCTGTAAAAAGGCCGGGATCGCATGGAAGAGGTGCCCATACATAATGCTCGGGGACGATATCGTTATCGCTAATGATAAAGTCTCAGGGTTCTATGTTGAATACCTCAAAGGTTTGGACATTCCCTTCTCTGAGGAGAAGAGTCATAGAAGTCCTTTCTTGTTCGAATTCGCAAAGCGATTTGTTCATGAAGGGACCGAAATCTCTCCATTCCCTCTGAGTGGAATCTTTGAAAATAGAAACAATTGGCTTTTGGCCATTGGGACTATATTCGAGGAAACCATTCGAAAGCGTTGGGAACCACGTATAGACATTCTTCATACCTGCCAAGGATATCTCCGGGCAATAGGGTATAATTCGAGTTTTATCTCGAAGCATGCCTTAAAGCTGGAGCTTATCCTCCTGATTCGGGAATCTTTCGCCGGTAGAAGGCCTATGGCGGACGTTATTAAACGTTCGGCATTCCTTCTATATGGGCAAGAGTTTCTTGATGACGTGAAGTTCTTTCCAGAGGAGTTTTATGTTCCAAAGGTAGTAATTCTGTCATTTCAGAAGCTCTTCAAGAAATCCGTTTCACTAATAACAGATAAGCGCAACGTCAAGCCTCTCGGTCTAATAGCCGAGGACCTAACGGTAATCGCTACATCGTTATTTGGCGTGGTTGAAGATCCATTCTTATTAATCCGATCCTGTCCAGTCCTTCAAGTTTATGGTGAAGTAGAGGAGCTTTATTTAAAGCTTCTCCATGATCCTATGAACGATAGGGCTCTCTCCGTCGGGGACTATAGAAAGTTCCTGATGGAGGTGAGCGTACCTACCGGTGATGAATCCTTCTACATGCGTCGTAAAGATGTATTGCAGTTGGCAACATCAAGGCTGGTGGACCAAATATTGGACACAATGAGACTTGTTAAGGGAAACCTTAGCATGCTTCATCCAATGGTTTACTAACCACTGTTGTGCCGCCGGGTAGAAGTACCCGG